TGAGTTGGTGTTTGAGTTGGTGTTTGAGTTGGTGTCTTTGTATTTGTAATTGTCAAAGTGTTTGTTATCGTATATGTTGGTGTAACAGAATTTGTTATTGGGAATGTAGGTGTAACTGTAGGTGTAATTGTTTCAGTTAAAGTTAATGTTACAGTAGCTGTTTGTGTTGGCGTAGAGGTAGAAGTTTTAGTGATAGTTTGTGTTGGTGTTGTTGTGGGTGTTAATGTCGGTGTAAGAGTAGGTGTTAATGTTGGTGTTGTTGTAGAAGTTTTAGTGTTAGTGGGTGTAATAGTATTAGTAGGTGTTTTGGTGGGTGTTTCTGTGAATGTAGGTGTTGGAGTTTTAGTTCCAAAAGTTTCTGTCGGAGTTTGTGTGTAAGAGGGAGATGGTGTAAGAGTAGGTGTTGCTATAGGAGGTGGTAGTGATGCAACAGAAACAAAATCAGTATTAATATAAAAAATATTTGAAACTTTTTCATTGTCTAGTTCTTTAAATAACCAACCTTTTATGGTAAAGGACGTATCGCCTGTAATCCTGTATTTTTTTCTTGCATCAATATCTATTGGATAAGAGATTTTTATATCACCGTCCCAAAGAACTTCTGAACGTATTTCTTGGGGTTGCGAAAGACCTGCTTTTTCAGGAATACTCCAATTTAAAATAATATAAGGGTCATTATAAGGTAAAAAATTAGAAACTATTTGTTCAAAGTCGCTTATATACTTTGCAATTATAGACATTTTTACTTTTATATTAACTGGCACCGGTGTGTTAAGAAATGTAGTTTTTTTATTATTATTTTTTTCTAAATAGAAACCAGCTATTTTGTTGAATACCCTTTCATTGTCTCTTTTAACACTATCTATAGAAATTGAAACGGCTGGTAACGTTATATTTTGCGATTGATTTGCAATATCATATAAAACACGTTGTTTGTTGGGGCTATATAAATACCTTACTTGAATTTGTTCATCAGGTTCTCTTTTTTCATTAAAACGTTTTATTATAACATTATCAAATGCTGCAACAAATTGAGTAACCAAGTTTTTTATTTCAAAACTATACGCTTTAGATTTCATTTCTTCTTACTCTGCAGTAAATGCACTTATAGAATCAATAAAGCTTTGGATAGAATCAATATTATTTGCTAAGTTAAAATTATTATTAATTTCAAAAATATTTTTACCAGTACTAGATGAATTATCTTTAAACAACCACCCCTTCACTGTAAATGATGTGTCGCCTATAACTCTGTATTTATCACTACTACTAATATCGGTTGGGTATTGTAAGCTTATATCACCACTCCACAAAACTTCCGATCTTATTTCTTGAGGTATAGCTAATTTTACGGCATCAGGTACTTTCCAGCTTATTACTATATATGGGTCATTGTAAGGTATAAAATTAGAAAGAATTTGATCCATGTCTGTTTGAAATTTAGCAATAATTGACATGTTAACCCCAACGTTAATGGGAACTGGCGAACGAAGGTATGAATAGTTTGGACTGCTTTGTTCTTCTTCTTTAGTTCTGCTTGTATAAAAACCTGCTATTTTGTTAAACACTCTATCATTATCTCTTGATATATTAGTAATCGATACAGCTACAACTGGAATAGTAATGTTTTGTGATTTATTTGCAATATCATATAAAACGCGTTGCTTGGGGCTAAAAACATATCTAACTTGTACTTCATCTTGTGGCTCTCTATTTGAATTAAATCTCTTTATTATTACATTGTCAAAAGCTGCAACAAATTGAGTCATTAGATCTTTAACTTCAAAGCTAAAAGCTCTCTCTTTCACTCAATTATTTAATGTTTAATTCATGCTCGGTTAATATTAAAAACTTAAATCCCTTCTTATCACAAAACGATTTAGCAGCATCCCATTTTGCCGTATTTTGTACAAACATTTGCGCTTCATATAAAAATGTAGTATTTTTTTTATTACCTTTTATTGGTTTAAGGGTTTGCTTAAAAGGTTTTATTTCAATAAGATATTTCTCTATCTTTTCATTATCTAGTTGTAGCTTTACGTAATTATCAACAAAATATCTATGTAGTTTACCGTCTAAAGGACTTATATATGGAATGACGTAATTTTCGCTACCCCATTCAATAACACGAGAATTTATATCACACCATTTAAAAAATTTTAATTCATAGCCAGATCTATATATAGGGTAGGTTGACCCTTTATATTTTTTTGAATTAATTGGTTTATAAATGCCTTGATTATATTTTTCGTTTTTACTAAACATTTTAACCGACGAAGAATTGAGGAGGCGCAACATCACCAAGGCCTGGAGCTCCGGTATATAATTTTTCTTCTAATTCTTTCTTTTCACTTAAACCTTGTGAAAGAATATCGTTAAAATTAAGGGTACCGCCCCCTAAAAGATTCATACTCGTGTATTTCCCTCTTGTTTGACCAATAGCAATTTTTGTTAGCGCTAACGCATATTGATATACCCAAGGCTCTTTAATAATATCTCGTAATGCGCGTTCTACATAACAAGGCACAACACCGTAAAATCTACTACCTGAACCGGGGGTGCGAGGAGGTGGAAACATAGTCATCATCTGTGTACGCTCATCAAATAAAATATATCTTTTTTGTGCCAATACTTTTTCTCTAACTTTTAACCAATCTTTTAAAATATACCAACTTATTAAATCAAATCCATAATTACCCATTGCGTAGCTAAAATATGTCTGCTGCGCTAAAGTTTGTTCAATTGTAAACAAAGTATTTACACCATTTGTAGACCCTTCCTCAAAGTCAATAATTTCTATAACTTTTCTATAATCCATAATATCATAATCAAAGCTATTAATTATTTTTTCTTGATTATCATTTACAAAGATAAAATTAGTAGATAGCGCAGCGTTAAACGATGAAATTTCTGCATATTTTGTTTGATTAAGAATTTGGTTTTTGAACAACCCGTTACTATAGGTTGCGCTTAAAGTAGTAGAAGAAGCAAATACACTGCTTGGCACTGCAGTATTAGTAACAAAAACTTGAGGACTTAGCATATTTACTCTATTAAAATAAGGAGTTATAGAAAACAAATGGTCTAGTTTTATGCCTACACCGTCAACATATAAATCAGAGTCAAAAATTAAAATTTCTTCTGTATAACCCGCAAATTTAGAAAACATTTCACATGCAATTGATATGTTTTCATATAATTGATCTTGATGAATTTCAAGATTAATTAAAGGTGCGCCTAAGGCTCTAGAAATTCTTTCACCTAATCTATTATAATTATCTATCTTACTACTAAGATTAGTACTTAAAAACGCTGTTACAGGTGTTACTTCTGTACATGTCATCTAATTATTTATGCTGCGGGGACTGCTGAAGCTCCAGCCGCGCCTGCAGCTTCACCGCCGCCGCCAGCAGGTGCAGTCTCAGCACCGCCAGCAGGTGCGGCGCCACCCGCTACTGTTGCCGTGCCAGGACCGAAGGCGGGCGGGGCGGCACCTACTCCGCCACCGCCGCCTTCCCCACCTTCTGGAGCAGCAGGTTGTGCTCCTCCAGCCAATGCTTTTTGCCAAGCCGGGCCATTACCTTCAATTTGAGCTAATTCCCATGCAAATTCTTTATCTTTTCTTAGAAACTCTCTATTAGCCATAATCTCTTTCTCTGTCCAACCAAGATACCGCTTTTGAGCGTATGTCTTTGAAACACTATCGTTTGCAGAGAAATCATTAAATGTCTTTACTTTAAGTTCTAATTTCTGTTGCTCTCTTAATTCATAGAAATTGGAAGGAGGATTGAATACAAGATCTATAGTATATTCTTTAAAATTAAACTTCTCCCACAATCCTTTAAGCTTTAAATGTGTAATAAAACCATTTTTCAAACCGGAAGCAAATCTCTGTTGTAATCTTACTATAAATTTCGCAAATTTTAATTCCTCTCGTAATATATTTTCACCGCCTTGGTAGGTATCTTCTGGGTTTAAGCGTGTTGTAGGTACTTTAAGAGCTTTATACAATTTTTTAACAAAATACATCAAATCAGTTAATTCACCTAAATTTTGCCCCGCTGGTAATGAAGTTACAGAAGTTCCATCGCTGCCTGCTCTTTTTGCAAACCAAAAACTGTCAAGCATGGATTGTGGGTTAAATTTTTGAACTGTAGAATTCTGATCTATATCAAATGTTCGTTTAGACCAATAATTGTTCATCAATTTGCGAATATATGCTTCGGCTTTGGGCGGCGACATATTACCTACATCGACATTAAAAATTAATCTTTCTGGTGCTCTCACTAAACGGTATATAACAATAGAGTCTTCAATAAGAGATAATTGCCTATATGCACGGCGTGCATTTTCAATAAATGGTAATCTTAAAGTTTTATTTTCATTCCATATACCCGAATTAATATATGTAACTTGATTTTTATCCATCGGTATCATTTTAAATTCCTTAATCTTTAAAGGATTAGATGGATCCATTATTGGTTTTCTTAATAAGAAACCTTTTACAATCATATTTTGAACGTTAGAGAAAATAGGATCAATAAGTTCGCACGGCATAGTTACAACACCTAAAATGCCTTCTTCAGGATATGACTTATGAATAATATGCTCAAAATACAATTCTGCTTCTACTAACATTCTTCTAAAATATTCCCAACCAGTTACATCTAGAGCAAAATAACCTATAAATCTATCAAATTCTTTTTTTATTGTCTCTTGAATTGTCTCTTCTACTTCCTCAGGTTTATTAAAATTTAATTTAACTATGTCACCTTTATCGTCTTTATTAATACATTCATCGCAAATTTCATCTAGTGCATCTGCTACCTCTGCAAATGCAGCCATAATTCTATAATCCATCAATCTCTTAGGTTTATCAGATTGTACGTTTGCATACATGTATTGATAGAATTGTGATTCTCTCATTACATTTGCAACTGCATTATCACCGTAGCTTAGAGATGATGAAATACTTTGTCTTTGCAAAGCCTCTTGGCGTGTGGTTCCTTGATCATGAAACAATTTAAATTTTGGATTTAATTGCTCAAACCTATCTAATATTGAATATGAAGAGTAAGGAAGCTTATTACTCATAAACTTATAAAGCTGCCTTCCAAATCCACCAGAATTTTCTTGATCGTTAGCCATTTTAATTACTTATTACAGTTTTTTAAAAAACTATTTTTTATCTTCTTCCTTTTCAGATGATTTAATAAATTCTTCATAGTTAATACCTCTAATTAAGCAGTAGCTCTTGATAAGAGCTTCATCTTGAATATAGTTTGCCTTGTCTGCTAAATTTTTATTATTATGATTAATTTTCTTAATCTTTGAACCAAATTTAGACATACCTATTATTTATTTCAAAACAAAGCCTCTATCCCGGAAACTATTTAACATATTTTTAATATCTGTATATAGATAGGGGGTTGTATATCTAACAAAATTGTTAGTTTCCCTATTAAACCAGTAGATATGTAAATTACCTACATTCTTACCTGTCATATTACTGTATAAAAATGCATAGGTAGATACTTGTAATGAGTAGATGTTATATTCACATTCGCTTAAATGTGAAAGAGGTGAATATAGGAATTTGTTATATTTTGAAGATGAATTAAAGTTTTTATTAGTTTTGAGATCATATACATCAAATGTTTTACCATTATCAATAATAAAGTCTGCTGTACCGGCAATTCTATATTCATGGTTAAATACAATAGTCTCGCTTTTAGTTTTCTTTACATCTATACTTGATATATTAACAAACTTTCTAACCATTTCATCATTACTATTTTCAACACCTCCAGATATAATATAATTTTCTAATTTTTTATGTGAATCTGTACCGTAGTCGCATGCTGTATCTTTTATAGTTTTCCATTTATTTTTTATTTCTTCTTGTGTAACGCCTTCGCGTTGAGCTACTATTTTAGAAAATTTTTCTACATCAAAGGGTTCTTTGTAAGAATTAATTACAGAAGTAACAGAAAAATATTTTAACCCTGTACGAGCATTAGAGTAAGAATGTAATTCTTTGTTAAATTCTATCACTAATTTAGTATACAGGTTATATTATAAAAGTCAAGCTTTAATTTTTGCTAAACAAAATACAACTGTCGTGGTATTATCCATTTCTATTTTTGTAATTAAATTAAAGCCTATTTTATTCATTCTATTAATAAGATTGTCAACCCAGTCATTACTAACATTAACAATCATTGATTTATTCTGAGGATCACAAAAAATATGTCTTGCGAATTCTTCGCAGACCGCAGCACCGTTTTCGAAAACGTTGCTCATATATAATAATATTTATTCTGCTTTTTTGAAAAAAGATAAACGAAAATTATTATCTAATGAAGAGGGGGTATTATCAACTATTTTAATAAAACTCTCAGTTAAATTTTCTGGTTTTGGAAGTTCCCATACTTTATTGCTCCATTCTATAATACCTTCTCTTTTAATTTTATCTATAGGTGTTTCAATTTTATTCTGTGAAACAGTTAGAGTTGAGGTAACTGTTGGGGTTATGGAAATTAGAATACTTGTTAAAGAAGGTGTGAGTGTTGGAGTAATAGTTTGAGTTGGCAGAGGCGTTAGTGTATTTGAAGATGAAAAAGAAGGTGTGGGTGTTGGTTGTATAGAAGATAAGGATAGGGTTATAGTTGGGGTAATAGTAGGTGTGAGGCTAGGGGTAAATGTAGGTGTTGTTGAGGGTACAATTACTGGTTGATAAATAATTTTTTTTTTAGAAGAAAATTAAAAACAATTAATAAAATAACTGCTAATGGATCAAATACAAAAACTAAGCACAATATAAAATATTTTACAGCTGTATCGAGCTCTAAATTAAATGCTTTTGCAATAAATTTAAAAGTACCTATATCAGATTCAGAAGATTCTTTTTGTTTGAGCTCTAAAATTTCATGATTTATAGAATCTAATTGTGCTAGTAAACCTTCATTTTCTTTGCTTATTTGATCTATTTGAGAATTTGCATCAGCAACCTCTTTTGTTGCCGATTCAATTAAATTTGTTTTAGCTTTTAAAGCCGATGTATCAGTTACTGTTTGTGTTTGATCACCTCCAAACAAACCACCCTTTTTTGATGTTGTAACAGTTGTACTCTGCTTAGTAATAGAATTTAGTCTATCTTCTTGCGAAGATCTTATAGATGTTAAAGTCTTTATTCTTTCTTTATTATAATCAAATTTTTGCGTTAATGTATTTTTCTTTTCCTCAACAAATTGTATTTTAGAAGTATATATTTCGGATTTAAATTTACTCTTATTATAAGCATCAATTAAAAAGCCAAATATGCCTAAGCTTGTAACTAACATTAATACAGCTATAGCAGCATACAAGTATATCTTTATTAATTTATTAAGCTCTGAATAAAACCTATATAAACAGCTAGTTGCAACCAATTTGCCTATCTCTAGCGCGCTAGCCATTAGCACTACAGCCCAGAAACTACCTGAAAATAATAAAGAAATGCCTTTTATTGAAAAAAAGGCTGCAATACCTGCTATAAAAAATGATGTAGCGCCTACTATTATTTTAAACACTTATTATTTATATCAATTATTCGGTAACATCAACGTTTTCTTCTGAATCATAATCATCGAAATCTGCAGGTTCAATGAGTTCAACATCATCCTTACCTCTTCTTAAGATTCTAAGAAAATCTATTTTTTGATCCACTGTAAAATAAAGAATACCTACTTCTTTTCCATCTATTTTAAGAATAATATTTTCTTTATCATTAAAACTGTCTCTTACCTCTAATTCAATCTTTTTCATTTATTTTTTTCAAAATAATCTAAGATTATTTCTCCGATTTTTTTAATAAATTGTTCATCAGTTAATTTATCTAGCTTATAGACATTTTTAAAAAGATTTTCAACATTTTTAGATATAGTAAATTTGACTTCAAAATTATTACCATCAACTCTTTTCAGGCTCCGAACTATTAACCCGAGATTGTTCTTTTGCGGCTTTGATCTTTTCAATTGTGTTTAAATATTTATCATAAACACGTCCGATTTGTGATAATTCACTTCCAAGAATGGCCCCTCGGGATGCCATTACATTAATAATTTCAATAACACTCTTCAAATCACTAACTGTAAACTCAATATCTTTTTCCATATTAAAATTTAGATAAAAATCCCTTATCTACATTAAAAACTACAGTACCATCTTGATCTGTTATTCTTACAATATCTTCTTTAGCTAAATTAACTGTCGATAGTGCAGCTTTATGTGCTTCTAGACTATTATTAGCTAAAACTGTTTTTGATCTTGTTTTAGCTAAGTAGTTATCTTTTATAGTAGCTTTGTATCTCAGCATAAATTATATTAACTTCATAATAATAAATTGCAACATTTTAAAAATCAACTATCTTTTTAAAAATATAGCATAGACATGGAAAAGTAAAAAAAGTTAGAACTGGTGTAAAGTACGGTTGGTTACAAAAAATTGTTAATATAATACCTGAAAGAAGAGAGACCCAAAAGCTCATACATATAAAACAACTAGATAGTATTGAAAGCTTTTCACTTTTAAATTTTAAATATATTAAATCTTCAAATTGTTCATTTTTAGTAATTTTTGTTTTGAATAATAGCTCTGATAATGTTGTTTTTAGAGGTGAATAAAACCAAAGTAGTAGAAAGCTATTAACACCTAAAAAAGCAAATAATAATTTTTGAATATCAACCATTTGTAATTCTTAGAATAAATTTATTTCTTATACCTCTTAATTTGCAAGGAGGGCACCCACCTCTAGTGTTTTGTGCTGCGTCAATTTCCTTAGCGTATTCTGCTCTTAATACTTCACAATCTTTAATTTCAGGCGGGCAAGGCTTTGTTCCGTCAAAAAAAGATTCAACTAAAGTAAGTGGTAACATATATAATTAATTATTCTTTATTTTATCAATATAAATGTTTTTTATGAGTCTCGATCCGCACCCCCCACAATTTTTTCCGGAAGTATCTAATTTATACTGTGTTCTCAACTGTTTACATTTTCTAATTTCTTTTGGACAGGGTTTCTCAAAATCAAAAAAATCATTCATAGCTGATATGCTTATCATTTAATAATTTATAAACTTATCTGTCTTATTGCATAAAATGCCTCGGCATATTCTTCTCTTATTTCTCGACCAATTGATTTGGCTTGTTCAATAATACCAGTTTCTGATCTAGGATGTCTATGGTCTTTAATTTCGCCTGTATAACACTTTAATGCTGCTATTTTTTTCTTTATATGATATTCTTTAAGAGGTACATAATAATTAGGTATGAAGGGGTAAATATATTTGTATAACCCTTGATCTGTTGAAGATAATGTATTATAAAGAAATATATTATCTATTCTGTGATCGCTATGAAATCTTGTTGCTGAATTCAACCCTTCGAACAAGTATCTATGATCTTGATGTAAATCACCATAAAAGGTAGAATACAGTGTATCCGGTCTTGTTTCTTTAATTAAATTCTCTAGTATAGGTACTAGTTTATACACGTCTTTAATATCTTCGTATGGCAAATTTAAAAAAATAGTTTTATGTACACCCAAAACCGCGGTACTATTTTTTGAATTTTCTAATTGTATTTCAGATCTTTTATCGTATGCATTTCTTATGAAAGCAACTGTAACTAGATCGCTGCTTTCTATATGCTTGGTAATTGTACCGCCGCATCCTAGTACTTCATCATCTCCGTGCGGCGCCAGTATCAGAATTCTTTTCATATAGTTTTAAATATATATCTCTTTTGTTATAATCGTTTTTAGCATAGTTTTTTTCTAATATATGTAATTTATCTAAAAATTTAGATTTGCAAAACAATTCTTTAAATAAAGAAAAATGTATTGGATGTAAAGATGTACCATTCTTAGTAATATCCATGTTTAATTTGACAGAATGCTTAGTGTCATCAAGGTTCAACTTCTTAAAGTTTTTATCTTTTAGTATTTCGCCTACAATTACATCCTCGCCCCTATAATTGCTTGGTGTATTTAAAAAATAAGATTCTTTATAAGATAAAATTTCATTAACAGCTTTTTTTGAAAGTATATAAAAGCCGCCC